CGGGCATGGCGCTCGAACTTGTGAGTAAAATTTTACTTCGGCATGCTGATATTGCGACTACCCAGCGATACCTCGGGAAAGTCTCGGTGGCTGAAGCGAGTAGGGCAATTGAGGATCTATTAGGATGAGTATAAGCCAGGTGGCGATATTGATATTTTCATCTTCTTCGATCTGGGCGATGGCTGGAATCAAGCATCGGCGTCTTGGGTTTGTCCTTGGGCTGTGCGGTCAACCATTTTGGCTGTACACAACGTATGTTTCCGGGCAGTGGGGAATGTTTGTGGTGAGCTGCTGGTTCACGGTGAATCATGTCCGGGGGTTGGTTAATAATTGGCGGGTAGAGTGAGCAATTCGAATATCACCGGGGTATCGGTCGACGATATCAAAATTCTGCGGGAAGCCGCATAGCGGCATGGGGGGGTGGCATGGAAAAACGGAAATCGTATGTCGTGACAATGAAAATAACCCCGCCGGTTACAGCGACCAGGACGGAGGTACTTGGCTGGCTGGCTTTTGAAGTCGGCAAAACCGGGTCTTTATCCCTGGATCATCCGCTGGCGGATTGCGGCATTGAACATGCCGACATTGGCTATATTGAAATCAGGGAAGTGTAACGACTGAGGCCCAAAAAATTAAGGAGTGAAGGAAAATGATTATCGGAATATCGGGAAAAGCAGGTTGTGGAAAATCGACACTCGCCGAGATGCTGACAAAAAATCTTGGCGAACAGTGGATCCGCATGTCGCTCGGCGACGAAGTGAAGAAGGAAGCCGCTGAAATGTTCAATTTCCCCCTTTGGATGGCCTACGACAGCGAAGCGAAAAAATGCGTTGTCTACGTCAAGGATGTCGACCGGAAGATGACCATTCGGGAAATCCTGCAGTACTGGGGCACGGATGTGCGGCGAAAAGAAGACCCGGATTATTGGACCAAAAAACTCCATGAAAATGTCCCGGCAGATAAACACGTCATTATCGACGACATTCGCTTCGTCTCCGAGGTGGAGTTTGTCAGAAATCTCGGCGGCAAGGTTTTTCGCCTGACTGCGTACAACGGATATGATCCACCGGCAGCTGGCGCCGATCATGTCAGCGAGACCGAGTTGGATGGCTATGATTCTTTCGATGCCGTTTTTACCCCGGCGTTCGGAGAGCTTGGGTGGGTGGCAGCGGTAATGGTCGCAAAGAGTATCATTTGATGAAAGCAGATTATTGGCGATAGGAAACTAGAAGCAATCATCTGAAAATTCAAAAATGGAGTAAGCCATGAGTCATTTTAGTGTGTTGGTGATAGGAGAAAACATCGAGCAGCAACTTGCTCCTTACCATGAATTTGAATGCACAGGGTGTAACGATGAATACGTACAGGATATCGATGTCACTGAAGAGTCTATCGAGTGGGGAACAGATAAGGAGACTGGTGAATTCTCTCTTGAAGAGGCGCTTGGATACCACGGACTTGACGACAAGATCGTTGCCGATATCTCCGAGGTAGATACAAACGAGGCTCACAAATATGGGTACGCCATTGTCAAGGGTGGCAAGTTAATCAAGGCTGTCAACCGTACCAATCCCAATAAACAATGGGACTGGTGGGTGGTAGGTGGGCGGTGGGCAGGTTACTGGCGTATGAAGGAAGGGGCTACAGGAAAGTTAGGCGAACGTTCTTTCCTTGGTTCGAATGCTGACAAAGGTACTGCTGATTCTGCACTAAAAAAAGACATAGACTTCGAATACATGATGGAGGCGGCGGGGTTAAAAGCTGGCTTGGTCTGGGACAAAATTCGCGCGGTCGTCTCTGAAGATGATTTTTCCACATTTGCTTCATGGGAAAAGATACGAGAGGCTCATAAGGGAGACATTGATGCAGCCAGAACAGCGTACGGCGAGCAGTCTGCGGTCAAGAAATTCAAAACAATTGAAAACGTAGGTTTTTTTGACAAGGTGGAAAGATATTGCCTGACTCGCGACGAGTTCGTTCAGTCCGCCAAGGATAAAGCCATCTCCACCTTTGCTGTCGTAAAAGATGGTCAGTGGTATCAGAAGGGAGAAATGGGCTGGTGGGGTTGTGTCAGTGACGAAAAAGCCGGGTACGACTGGTGCGCTGAGTTTGCAAGCCTGATCGAAGGATTGCCTGAGGATACTCTTTTAACTGTGGTTGACTGTCACATTTGACACCTGTCGGGTGTAGAGTTTGATGTTAGGCACTATGCCCGATTACGAAATACAATCTCAATAAGGAATTTGATATATGGAATCGGACAAGAAATTACTGGCAACTGCAGCGATGGCAATTGGCCACACGCTTTATCCAGAATGGGATTGCGCGATAAAAGGGATACTCCTTGGAGCTGGCAAGGATGGAGATCCGCAGGTTGTATGGAACCCGCTCGATGACGATGGTGATGCCCTCCGCCTCCTCGTTGCCATGCCGAGTCTGTGGTCATTATCATTGAGATTTGGAGCCCCGACCATTGAAATGGCTGTTTTGTGGGGGATGGGGGATGGTGTAAAAGTCAGAAAATTTGCCAGTGAAGGCACGGATCGTGCGGCAGTCATGAGACGTGCGATTGTGGAAGCAGCCGCAAGATGTTGTAAATGATGCTGCAAACAGATAACAACAAGGAATTAAGCAGTTCCGTATAACACCACAAACGTGGTGTTATACGGAATGAACAATCTCCCCGGCTTCAAAAAAAGGCCGGGATTTTCTTTGTCCCGTTTTTTATAAGCAGAATGATCTGCTCATAACAATTAGTCATTTCGCAATTTTCGCGCCACACTCACGGAGCAGATCGGCGGCCTGGATCTCATTCAACCGGGGGCTTGCCCAAAACCGAGCGGCGACATCCCAGGTGGCAATCCGACCGACGAGCGGCAACACCTGGAGTTTCTCCGCCAACTCGCGGCGCAAGAAAATAAATGCTGCTGGCGAAAAAAAAATAAATAGACATCTTCCTGACTCGTTGCATCACGTTGCTGTCAGGCATAAATAGGCAACAAAATTAGAAAACGTTTCCTCACTAGGAGTAATGTCCGCTAGTGTCCACTGTTTCGCCATTTTTTGCGTTGGCACTTCCGAAAATGCCGCGAATGTTTCACTTGAAGCAATAATAACCAGTACAATATTGCAAAATATGCAACACTGCGGTATTATCCAGGGCATGAATAAGGCGATTAAAACCCTGCAAGACCTCATCCCCCTTATCCCTCTCATTCCAGGCTACACTGGCGACGAAGGCGAAATCGTCATAACTATTGGACAACACAAAGGATCGGCAAGAACGATCGACATCACATTTTCAACCGTCGAAAAGCTCACTCTGCAAGGCGGATCTCTCCAGCGGATCAGTAAAAAAAAGATGAGCATTGCCAGTATTGCAAATATTGCAACGTAATATTGCAGTTATCGAAACAATGAGATATAATCACATTAATTTATAGGATTCCTGACGACTCCCTGAGTGTTCCGGGACTCACGTTATAGGCTCCAGTTGTGCATCGCGCATGGCTGGAGCCTTTTTTATTTTCAAGGGTTTAACTGATGGCTGGGAAGAAAAAACTGATTGACTGGGAGCGCATAGAAAAACCATTTCGGGCTGGCCGGATAAGCGTTTTGCAGATCGCTGCCGAGTACGAAAATGATACCGGCGTATCGATTTCCCACACCGCTATCAACAAACATTTTGCCAAACTTGGAATCAAGCGCGACCTCAGCGAGAAGGTCCAGGCAAAGGCCGATTCCATGGTTTCAGCGGCCATGGTTTCAGGGCGCGTTTCAACTGAAACCATGGCGACCGATGCCGAGATCATAAACGCCGAAGCATTGAGCGTCGCGAACATTCAATTTTCCCATCGGCTGGACATTCCGAAAAAGCGCGAACTGGTCGCCAAGCTGTTCAGCGAGATTGAAGCGCAAACCGATAACGCGGATTTTCTGGAGCAGGCCCGGCTTGCTTTGGGCCAGGGAGATTTGCCAGGTCTGGCAACAGCGCTGGAGAAAGCAACGTCTCTGCCGGCCAGGATCAAAGGTGTCTCCGATTTGGTCGGAGCGTATAAAACTTTGATCAGTTTGGAGCGAGAGGCGTTTGGTATCACGGTAGGTGATAGTAAGCCGACAAAGGCAGCTGCTGGCGCACAGGAATTGTCCGAAGCGCTTATGGAGATGATTAGATCGTGACTACCAGGGAAGAGCGCAAAGCGATGTACTCGATCATCATCCAGGAGGCCAAGGCCCTTGGACCTGCTTTCCTGCGACAAGCGCTTCGGCAACTCGCTCTTAACGATCTCTTCTTTTTATTGGTGTATGTCTGCAAACGTAGCGATATCGACCGCGATTTTCTGTTCGACCGATGCCGAGAGGTTAATGCGTCTCCCGATGGCATGCTCGACCTGTGGGCCAGGGAGCATTATAAATCCACAATCATCACGTTCGGGTTGACAATCCAGGACATCCTCCACAACCCAGAATTAACTGTCGGGATTTTTTCTCACACGAAACCAATAGCCAGGGCATTTCTCAGGCAGATAAAGTACGAGCTCGAAAACAACGACAGGCTCAAAGACCTGTTCCCCGAGGTCTTGTATCAAAATCCTCGCCAAGAATCTAGCAACTGGTCTGAGGACAAGGGCATAACGGTAATCCGTAAAACCAACCCCAAGGAGGCCACTATCGAGGCCCATGGCCTGGTAGATGGACAACCAACAAGTAAGCATTTTGGTCTGCTTATATACGATGATGTTGTCACCAGAGAGTCGGTAACGTCGCCCGAGATGATTAATAAAACCACCGAAGCCTGGGAATTATCCCTCAACCTCGGATCCCACGGGGGGCGGGTTCGGTATATCGGTACTCGCTATCATTTCAACGATACCTGGGGCAAAATCATTTCTCGGAAAACGGCCGTAGCCCGAATCCATCCGGCAACTGATGACGGTAAACCAGAAGGCAAGCCGGTATTTCTCACGAAGGAAGAACTGGTCAAAAAGCGTCGAGACATGGGTAGTTATGTGTTCGCATGCCAAATGTTACAAGACCCCAAAGCTGACGAGGCTCAAGGATTTAAACAAGAGTGGCTTAGGTTTTGGGAGCCGGCGAATTGGCAAGAGATGAATAGATATATAGTCGTTGACCCTGCGAATGCTAAACGAAAAATGAACGACTACACATCTATGTGGGTCTTTGGCCTGGGCCGAGATAAAAAATACTACATCATTGACCTGATCCGTGACCGCCTCAACCTCACCGAGAGAACCAAGGCACTATTCGACTTACATGAAATGTACGAACCAATCGGGGTTGGGTACGAGCATTACGGCATGCAGGCTGATATCCAGCACATAGAGTTTGTTCAAAATATCAAAAATTACAGGTTTGATGTAACGCCACTTGGCGGGCAGATACCTAAAAACGACAGGATACGAGGGCTCATACCTCTTTTCGAGGAGGGCCGTATTTATATTCCAAAATCGTTGGTGAAGGTTACACTCGAATCGCGGGCCACTGACCTGATCGAAAAGTTTATAAATGATGAGTTTGTACCATTTCCGGTGTCAGCACATGATGACATGCTCGATTGCATGGCGAGAATTCTTCATCCGGATTTGATGGTTGAGTTTCCTAAAGAGCAGAAGTCCCCAAAAATCCCATTATGGAAACAACGAATTCGACAGGCTCAATCCTCACAGGCGGCATAAATGGCAGACGATAATAAAACCACTGCAGCTGAGAATTGGGCCAGATACGATTACGGGGTTAGCCGCGGTCACCGGGAATATACCGAGACGGCAAAACTCCTTGAGGGGATGTATCTCGGGGGCGGGTATGACGGCAACGGGCGGCTGAAAGGTGGCGGGCAATGGACACAGGCCGATTTGGATATTTTGAACGAAGAACGGCGCCCGGCCTACGAGTTCAACGAGATCAAACCGGCGCTCGATGCGGCTTTTGGCTACCAGATCAGCAACCGGATGGATATTTCATTCAGACCGCGCTCGGGAGATGCGACGAAGGAAGCCGCCGAGGTCAGATCGAAAGTCGCGATGCAGATTGCCGACAACAACAAGTTGCCCTGGCTGGAAACCGATCTATTCAGCGACGGGCTTATCCAGCAGCGGGGTTATTACGATATCCGGATGTCGTTTGACGATTCGGTCGACGGAGAGGTCAAGATCCGCACAATTGATCCGCTCGACGGGATGCCCGACCCTGATGCACGGAGCTACGATCCGAATGAGTGGGGTGATTGGATCGAGACCCGCCTTCTCTCCCTGGATGATATTGAGCAGGATTACGGGATGGCAGCCCGCAGGATTGCCGAAACCGAAGCGCTTGGCACCGCCGATGAAACCAGATGGGGTGACGATGGCGACGGAGAGTTGCGAAACACATTCGGGACCGAGGATCGATTCGATTCCTCTTTCGTCGTGGCCAAGGTCAAGAAACTTAGGGTGATCGATCGGCAGCACTGGATCAGGAAAGTATCGGATGTTGCGATTCATCCGGGTGGAGATATCAGGCCGCTCTCCGGAGATGAGACACCGGAGCAACGGGCCGAGATGCTATCCAAGGGTGTGCTCATCACCAAGAGGAGAATCAAGCGGGTACGCTGGACCGTGACAACCATAGACGCCGTTCTCCATGACGACTGGAGCCCATACGACAGGTTGACGGTTGTGCCGTTCTTCCCGTATTTCCGGCGCGGCAAGAGTCGGGGAATGGTCGATAATGCGGTTGGTCCTCAATTGGCCCTGAATAAGAGCGCGAGCCAGACCGTCCATATCATCAACACCACGGCCAATAGCGGATGGCAGCTCGAAGAAGGCCAGCTCACCAACATGAGCACGACCGATTTGGGCGCATGGGGAGCAAAAACCGGTCTGGTTATTGAGCGCAAAAAAGGGACGGAACCACTCGAAAAGATCAACGCAAACCCGATGCCGCAGGGAATGGCAGAGCTTGTCACACTCAGTTCCAAGATCCTGCAGGACGTAACTATCCCGGATGCAATGCGCGGAGTGGCGAACTTCGAGGAGTCAGGGGTTGCGGCCCAGAGCAGGCAGCACGCCAGTCAGCAGATACTTGCCGTTCCGCTCGACAACCTGGCCCGGACCAGGCACATGCTGGCAGGCTGGATCAATTACGCAATCAGCAAATACTATACGGCGGAACGGGTATTCAAGATTACCAAACAGAATCCTTTCACGGGCAAGGAAGAGCAGGAGGATTTGGTGATTAATGAGTTCGACCCGGGGACTGGCCAGTATCTCAACGACATGACAGCCGGTGAATATGATGTAGTGGTTGCCGAGCAACCAATGCAGATCACGTTCGACAACAGCCAGTTTGAGCAAATCAGCAGTATGCGGAAAGACATGGGTGTCGCGATTCCTGACGCGGTGGTCATTAAGCATTCGAATTTGAGCGATAAGCACGAAATTATTACCGCCATGGAAGGTGCAGGGCAGCCACAACAACCGGTTGACCCGACTCTTGAGGCAAAGGCCCGGCTGATTGATGCACAGATCAGGAAGACCGACGCGGAAGCGATCAACAAGACTATTGAGGGGATGTTCTCGGGTTCAGAGACTGCGCAAAATATTGCGATGACTCCGCAGCTTGCGCCAGTAATGGATCAAATCCTCAAGAGTTCCGGGTGGGTTGATAAGGACGGCCCGCCGCTGGTCGACAACTCAGCGATTCAACCAATCCCTGAGAATCCGGGACCGGAAAACACGAATCCTTTGACGCCGACCAATCCGAGTGTGGGAATGAATGCCGGGATTGAAGGCGGGGATATTGTATGAGCGACTGGTTCAAGGACGAAATGGAAGCTTTCATCATCCAGTGCATACACGATGGGCTCACTGACGAGCAGATCGAGGAGGGTGTGAATATCGCCATGGCAGATCATGCCACCAGGTATCCATGCGTTGCTGAATGGACGGGAAGCCGGTACGAGATGGTGGGCGCGTGAAACAGAAGATCGTCGGCTCATATTATTTCGGTCCGGACCAGGTGGAAGTAGTTTTGCGCGAAGGAATTGGCGCAGAATATTATCACTTCCCCGAAAAAGGAAAAATCCCAAGGATAAAGATAGGGGCAGACTATGAAACGTTCGAAGGTCTACTTGAGGCTATTTTGCATGAAACCATAGAGTTTGCAATAGACAGATACGGGTGCAGTTTTAAAGGCTCACGTATCCAGACAACTGAGCAGACACAATATCTGTTTGTCTTCAACCATACGGAGTTTTCAGAGATCAACGCAAGATCGGCAGAGTTTCTTTCATTGTCCTTGAGTGACATCAAAAAGGCGTGGAAGAAGTGGAACAAAAAACAACAAGGAAACAAATAGATGCCAGACATTAAAGACGAATTTAAGGACGAGTTCGAGGAATATATCGAACCTGTGGACGAAAAGATCCTGCGCGGCGATACCACGGATGACGATCAGGGCGACAACGACGATGACGACGAAGCCTTGAGTGAGGTGGAAAAACTGCAGGCTGACACCGCTGCGGGGAAAGACCTCGAGGCCGATGCAGGAACCGCAGGCCAGGACGATGGCAAGCAGCAGGCCGAGGCCAAGAAAGAAGAACGCTCTCAACATATCCCCCGCGAACGATTCGATGAGGTGAACACCAAGTTGAAAGAGGAGCGAGCGGCCAGGGAATCACTGGAAGCACGGCTTGCTGCTCTCGAAAAGCCATTTGTCCAGCCGGACGACGAAACGAGCCAAGGGGCCGGCGCCGCCAAGCCGGTCGACCTGAAATCCATGCTCAAGGAGTACAACGCCGCCATCATGGACGGCGATGAAGATTTGGCCCTGGCTCTGGCTGAGACGATTGAAAACGAACGGTATCGCCGGGCGGAAGAGGCGGCGGAGAGGAAAACCGATGCCCGCCTTTCCGAGCGCGAGCAACAGAAAACGGTACAAGAGGCCCAGGCGACATTCACCAGGACTGTTGCCAGTATCATCTCTCAGTATCCGCAACTGGACGCCACCGCCGAAGGTCGCGACCAGGAGGCAATTGACGAGGTGGTTGAGTGGCGGGATTTCTATTATGCCAAGAGCGGCGATCTGAGCGATGCGCTCACCAAGGCCGTCGGCAAGGTTATGAAAGGATTCACGCCGCCGGCAGCGCGAGAAGACAAGCGGAAAGCCGAGCAGGCCCGGATCAACGCCGACACCGCGAACCGTCAGCCGCCGCCGCTTTCCGGCACCGGCAACCGGTCGATGGATGTCAAGCCGAGGGTGCCGGACGCTCAAGACGAGTATGAAAAACTTCCCGAAAAAGAGCGGGAAAAACTGTTGAAGTAGGTCAAGACCCAAAAAGCAAGCAGCACCTCGCCAATGGAAGAGGCGGTAAACCTTCCCGGACCCTTGGAACCGTATTCCATGATTCAGCCTGGTAAAGAGGCGGCAATCTTTATCCCGGTTGGCTCCCGAAGAAGCCAAAAACGAAGTTCTATTTTTGCAACCTTTAAGGAGTAATATCATGGGATACACTGCTCTCGGAGCCATGCAGCCCGAGCAAAAAAAAGCATGGGTTAAGGAAAGTATTCGAGTTTTCAGGGAGAATTTCTTCTTTGAAAAAATGATGGGCAAGGGCGACAACTCTATCATTCAGTCCGTGAAAGAGTTGAAGCGCACCGAAAAAGGCGACCGTGCCGGTATCGGTCTGGTTCAGGATATGCGCGGTACCGGTATCGTCGGCGACAATGATATCGATGGTCGTCGGGAAAGCCTGGAGTCTGATTGGGTGGAGATCCACACCGACCAGCTGCGGAACGGCACCACCTCGAAAGGCCGGGTCGATGATCAGCAGTCTGTTTTTGACTTCCGCACCGAGGCCCGCGACAAACTGGCCAGATGGAGAGCCCAGCGCCAGGAGGAGTTGTTGATCCTCACCGCTTCGGGCATCTCTTACGCTTACAACTGCGACGGGTCCGCTCGGACTGTCGGCGCCCAGGACCCGCTCACTGACCTTGAGTTTGCCGCCGATGTCTCCGCACCTTCCAGCGGACGGCACTTCAACTTTGATTCCGGCGCAATCGCGGCCGGCAATACTGCAACCATCGCCTCAACCTCTGTGCCGGTTTACGGTATGATCGTTGATCTGATGGCCGAGGCGAAGACCAAGGGCATCAAACCCCTGAAGATCGGCGGCAAAGATTACTACGAGTATCTGTGCCACCCGAAGACTTATGCGCGGCTCAAAAAGGATGACGACTTCCGTAACGCCATCATCAACGCCATGCCGCGGGAAGCCAAGAACCATCCGATTTTCGACGGCTCCACGGTGACCATGGACGGCCTGATCATCCACACCAACACCAACTGTTTCAATACTCTCGGTCTTGCTTCCGGCAGCCGCTGGGGATCGGATGGCACAATCCACGGCACCCGCTCTCTGTTGATGGGCTGCCAGGCTCTTGCCCATGCCGACCTGTGGGGAAGCGCCGACTGGTACGAGGGCAAAGAAGACGACGACGCGAAGAATGTTATCAGTATCGCCATGTATATCGGCATGCTGAAACCGAAGTTCATTTCCCGTCGTGACAGCGATACCGAGCAGGATTTCGGTATTATGGCAATCAATCTGGCCCTGTAATAATCACGCCCCTTCGGGGGCAATATTTCGACCAACACCCGGTAAGGGTCAATTTCAAGGAGTATCACAATGACTATCACCAAAGATTGCAACCGGCAAGACCTGAAAATTGCCTGGGTCGATATCAATATGTCCGACCTGGTCAGCGGAACGGCATCTGCTGTTGTTATGGACATCCCGCCCAATGCCGTTATCTGGGGCGGTCAACTCATCACCACCGAGGCGTGGAACTCTACCACCTCCGATGTTCTTGACGTAGGAGACGCGACCAGCGCCACCCGGTATTTGACGGATGGCGATATCCGCGCACTGGCCGCCAGGGTCCCGCTTGTTCCGACCGGGTTTCTCTCGACCGGCGAGGGGCTTAAAGTGTTGTGGACCAGCGGCGGCGGCACTCCGACGACCGGTAAGGTCCGCCTGGAAGTTGCCTATTACATTCAAGGAAGGGCTGACTCTACTCTCGGATAATCGGCCAAGGTAACGAAGGATAACGCGAAATTCCCCTCCCTGTTTGTCGGAGGGGAATTTTTGAAACCAAAAAATGAGGATTCTCAACATGCAATTGAAATCATCCACCGGGAAGCCTGTGCAAGTTGCCTTGCTTTCCAGCCACACAATCGTAGTGCCACCGGAAGGCTGCGAAGTGCCGAAAATGTTCCTGCAGGAAGCCTTTAAAATGGGATGCGTCCCGATTGAGGTCGATATCGAGGAAGTCAAGGACGACGGCGCACTGACCGGAGCCCGCAAGATTTCCGTGATCGTTGAGACCATCAAAAAGATGCTGAACGATGGTTGCAAACTGTCCGGAACCGGTCTCCCGAATCTGAAGGAAGTGAGCGCGGCCACTGGTTTTCATGTGACGAAAATCGAGGTCGCCGAGGCATGGAATATTATTGAGGCTGAGACGAAAGAATAATGGCGACGGCCGAGGCTCTCATATCAGGCGTTATCGGGATGGTTGGCAACAACCCGAACACAACATCGACTGTCGTTCTCCCTCTACTGAATGAGGGGTTGAGGATGATTACAGGCAGGCTGCTGTTGCCGGCCCTGGAGGCGAGCGCGGCCGTCAACACGACGCTATCCGCCAACATGTCGGCGCTTCCTGGTAATTATCAGCATGGGTTGTTTGCTGCTCAGGACGGGACGAGAAAACTGAGTGTCAAGAACTCCAAGGCGCAGATGATCGATGCTTTTGGCGATCTTACGCAGACCGGGGATGTTTCCGCCGTTGCAGTCGCCGAGTCAAAGCTCATGTACCTGCCAATTCCTGCGGCGGTAACAGCTCTGACTATCCATTATTATCGTCTCCCCGCTGTGCTGGTGGCCCTGGCTTCACCGGAAGGGTTTTCTCCGCAGACTGTTTATTATGGAGAGTTGGCAATGATGCATCATGCCGCTGCAAGGGTATGGGACGATGTTGAGGTTGGCGAAGATGGCGATAAAGTCAACACACTCCACCATGAAAAGCAGCGCGAGGCCATGATAGAGCAAATCAGGCTGATTACCAAAGAGGGTGTTTCGCGGCCGAGTCCTCCTATCGTGAGTTGCTCATGGTAACGACCGCCATCATCAAAGGATCAGCAGGCTTAAACACCGAATCCGACCAGGCACGGACGTATTACGACAAGAATCCATCGCCGTATACCGGCAATCTCGGGCTGTCGTTCTTTTCCGCCTGCATGAATATCGATATCGACGACAAGATGAGGGTTTCACGGCGCAAAGGGATGATTAAGCGGGTGCCGGAAAACGCTCATTCTCTCCATGTGATCGATACTCAACACCTGCTGTTCGGTGCGGACGATGGGCTTTTCCTGCTTCTGGCTGGTTTCACCGGCTATTCTTTGATAGCAAATGTCACCCCTGGTCGGGTTTCTGCTGTCACGGTCGATGGGGTTACTCGCTGGACCAATGGCGTGCAGAGAGGCAAGATCGTCGATGGCGTAAATTACCCATGGGTAAAGGGCAATGTCATCTCCGATAATCTCACGCGGATCTTTTATGATCCGCCGGTTGGCAAATATTTGGCATACCACAACGCGCAAATCCTCATAGGAGCCGGAAAAACAATCTGGAAATCCTGGCCGTACGGCCCGGATGTCTTTGCGCTTGACGACTACTATTCCCTTGAAAGTGACGTTTCAATGGTTCGTCCAGTGGGTGGCGGAATCTACATCGCCGATTCGGATCGGACGTTTTTTGTCAGTGGCGACGACTGGAAACCGGTTGATGACCATCCGGCCCTCGCATACGCCAGCACCGAAGCTGTAGGCACCATGATCGAAGGAAAATTTACGTCAGGCGGGAAAACACAGGTCGCGTTCTGGTTGACGAATGAAGGCGTGATGTACGGCGATGCCACCGGCAATGTCTTGAATATCACGGAAGAAAGAATCGATTTACTCGGGCCATATTCGGAAGGGGCGATCCTTGTTGATGGCTCAACACTCATAGCAAATTTCATCAAATAAGAGGCGCAACCATGTTTAGATTCAGCACCGGATTACGGGATCTCGAGAATGGCCTTGCAAGGGCCACTGTCCATTTCCTCTATGTCGCGAACACAATCAGTTTCGATAACGCCACATCACAGATTCGCGATTCAGCAAGTCAGTTTTTGGCGAAGGGCGCCCTGATTGGGGATAAGGTCTATGGTTCAGGGACGGCGAACAACAACACGACATTCACTATCACCGATGCGACCGCTGGCGTGCTGACCGTCACTCCTGCGCCGACGACCGAAGCAGCTGGAACTATTTTCGGCTTGGCAGCGGCAACAGGTGGGAGCCGCCGCGATATCATGCGGAACGGTGTGCTTTATGAATACACCGGGCAGCAGCCGACATTGGCCGATAATGCGGTCGGCTCTGTAACGCTTCTTCGCAAATGGACCAAGGGCGGATTGGAGTTTGTTCCTGGCGCCGCGGCGAACGGCATCAACCTTGGTATATCTTCCGGCGGCATTCTCGCAAAAGACACTTCGGAGATATGGATGGCCACCGGGCTCGCCAACGGAACATCGGGATGGATGCGATATTGTGGAAACGCAGCCGACGATGGACTCCTATCAACGACTCTCCCGCGGATCGACATGTCGTGTGGAAATTCTTCCAGCAGCGCCGACGCGAAAATGGGAACAACTGAGGTCGTGTTAGGTGATGTCTATTTCATGAACAATCTGCGGATCACATTCTCGTATCAGTATGGTGTCTAAATGGGATCCTGGAAGGTTTACGCTTCGGCCATCCCGAAACTTAGCGACCTGATAACAGACTCGCTCAAGTGTGCTATTTTCACGGATGCCTACGTTCCGGCTATCACTGACGACAGTTACACGGCGCTTTCCGGCGAACTGGCGAACGGCAACGGCTATGCGACAGGCGGCGTTACTCTCGCCGGGGTGACCTTCACCGAGACGGCAGGAGTGTGGAAACTTGCATGCACCAATTTCACGGCCGTAACCGCTTCAGGTGCGGATCTCACCTGTCGGAGCCTGGTTGTCTATAACGATACGGATGCTGGGAAACAACTCGTCGCCATGCGGTATTTGAATGACGCCGTGAATGTGGTTATCCCGGACGGCACACCGCTTGATATTCAGAATCCCAATGGAATTTTTGTCACTGGAGGCTGGTAATGGCAAACATAGAATATGCGGCCATCGATCTTATTGGCGGCACCGATGGTGCTATAGATAAGCTCGATGGCGTTGGCCTTGCAGACAAAGACTTTATCATAACCGCCGTCAAAGGTAACAAGGCTTTTTGCCATGTGCTTAACGCTACCTCTGGAGAATCGGAATCATCTCCTGAGAAAATTGCACCCGATACCAATCCAGGAACAAAGGTATGGGAGGAGGTCAGGTTCAACGGCGCACACCGGTCCCTGATCGTTCTCGGCTCGGATGCGGTCAACAACAATGCAGTTGCGAACACCCTGCAAGACGCAACCGGGCTGAGCTTCCCCATTAAGGCCGGGGTTGCGTATCGGTTTCACTTTCATCTCTGTGTGACATCGGCTTCGACCTCAACCGGTGCAAGGTATGTTCTGAGTGGTCCAGCGGCGCCAACTGCTTTTGCAGTATCGTACAGCCATCCGACGGCGGCCACCACTGCGACGATGGCAAACTCTGTTGACTACACCACTCCAGCATCTGCGGCAACGTCATCTCTATTAACCAATATCGTCTTGATTGACGGCTTTATAGTGCCAAGTGTCGATGGCACAATTCAGTTGCAGTTTGCCAGCGAGACAGCGAACGTTGCAATCACTATCAAGGCTGGCAGTACAATTGAGGTCTGGTAATGTCGATCGACGTTCTCTTCCTGGATAGCGACGTATCTTTTGTCGATACTGATGTAAGTTTCATCAAGTCGGCAACCTACACCGTCACAGGGCCGCTTGTTTCGGAGTGCGGGGTTGTGACGTTCTCGAATACAGGGGCCACGGAAGAAACATACGAATCGGTCAATGTTGATGGAATAGCCCCAGCCATGACCGGCGATGCGGTCCATTACATCACGATAGACATAGCCGGGCTGTCTCCGGAACCACAAGGAGACGCTGAACTCGGGGTCGAGGTATCGGTTGAAGGATTTTCCCCGGTCATTACCGGGTCGGTCGACCTTGCGTTTGAGATTACCGGGAAGTCTCCGGCGATGATCGGGGAGTGCTATGTTGAGCAGATCATCTATGTAGATGTCGAAGGGACCGCCCCGGCAATAACCGGAGTTGTCGACCTTGCGTTTGACATTTCAGGAATTGCCCCGGCGATGACCGGCGATATCGTTCTTGAGAATTTCGACAATATTGTTGTCTCTGGATTTTCCCCGGCGATGACCGGTGAGGCGTTTATTGATGGCGGCAACGAGGTTGATGTGTGGGGATATTCCCCGGCCATCTCTGGAGAGTGTTTTATCTCTCCGACAGCATCGACCGACTTCACGGCAACCAGCGATGAAGTGATAAGGCATAGACGATGACGACAATCAAGATCAACCTCAGAAACGCGGCCATCACCCAGCACAGCAACGGTTTCACATCATACGCCGCCTGGAACGGCCTGCAAATTGGAGCAGGTCCTGACGGCGTGTTTGTTCTCAATTACGGCCAGAAGGATATTTACACCACGACCAGCGACGAACGAAACATTTCCGCGTGGTTCGAATTACCAAATACTCAGATGGGCAGCGATAAAGTTAAGCAGGGCCGAAGGCTCTACGTAGGAGGAGAATTCAATGGCTCGATGACGGTCAAGGCGACCACGTCCGGGGAGACTGCGGTTGAAAATATTTACAATATAACTCCGCGAAATACGAATTACGTCCAACATACGATTCAGGTGCCGATGGATCATACACAGAAAGGAGAATATTGGGGATTCACGGTTGCGAACGTTGCCGGTTCTGATTTCTCCCTCGATTTCATTGACGGAATATTTATCAACTGTGCGAGGCGGTTAGGCTTATGAGTAATAAATTCTTCGTGCATCAGGGTACGCAGTATAAATACTCTGGCAATGAAGGATTGGCTCACTCTCATTTTCACGAAGTCCGCAACCATTTGCTAGGGATAAAGCGAACGAACGTCAATAACCTGCCGATTGTTTATGGTACGAAACGATTTGATGATGGAACTGTTGCGCAGTATCAGCTTATTCATGGCCGGGAAATTGTGAATGTGGTTGCGCCGATAATTCCTGTAATGATCGTAGAAGAAAATGTAGCTCGTACGATTATTGAAGAGATTGAGCAGATTGTCCCTGTTTTCAGAAGTACTGATAATAATTACTGGGTTGCTTGCCTCTCCGGGACTTTCGAGCCTGAATATTATTTATTTAACAATATTTATGACATACCTACAACAGCTTTTGATGACAATATAGAAACTGATATTGATAAGCAACTTATCTCTATTGGTGAAGACCCTATAGAAGGAGAGTATTTACCAGAGTTGTATTTCATTGCACAAACAGGTGTCCGCCCAAGGCTCGGATGGTATGCACCAATATATAATTTCTATGACTCTTATACATACGACGGATTCAATGGCGAAGGATATCTTGATTACGACTTCACCAGGACAGTAGTTGCGCCTGCCGCCCCCCCAACAGATCATCCATGGATATATTTAGACATAACGAGAACCGAAGATGTTTTTACAGACGACAGTACACTGATAAAAACAGGCATGATATGGAAAATATTTACAACTGTGACAAGCTCAAGTGCATCTCTCGATCATTATGTATGGGGCAAAAAACTAGGTATTCAGCCAAGGGAAATAAGTTTATATACAACTGATACTGAATCTTGGAGAGCGCTTGATTTATATGGAAATGTAAATGAAGAAACATATGCAACAACAACCATCTATGATTACACGATAACAACGGTCCAGACACTCCGTTGTGAGACCGAAAGTATCAATAATTTTTCATGTTGTTACCTTGAATGGCGATTGAGTGAAACAGAATATTATACTAATCCTCCACCAGTGACGACTCCAGAGGAAGTGACATATACGAGGACATATAAACTCCAAGTTAACAATTTGGTTTTTGATCTCCTGGCAGTTGAAGGCTGGCAATATGACCGTAGACCTGTTGGCAGTTATGACACATGGTGGGTTGACGAAGGACCAAAAGAATCTATCTCATCTGAGGGTATGTTGCAGAATTATGGTGCGCCTGACGGAAGCCAGATGAAATATTACGGGCCGAACAGCATCGCGCCATCAACATGTTTGTTTTGTGGACGAGTAGATACGTCAGAGCCAGTGTTTGTTGACGGGTATTATTCTGGTGAAAACACGAAGGTTGAGTGCGTCAGGTTCGACTATCATTATGTTGGCCCAAATAAAATTGGTATAACAACGACTACATTCACTCCGAATAGCGCAACAGAGTTTAAGCATACTATACCTGGCATAAGAGATTCACAGGGTGATTTAATAGAGTTTCGTGGAGAAGTATTCCTTGGGTTGATGAAATATGAAGTTGAAACAGTAATTGAGGATAGATAAATGACAACACCAATATTTTCAGGTGGTGGGGTAGGCGGGGCGATTGACAAGGCAAGCGAACTTGTCAACGATAAATTCGAGCAGTCGCAAGGATATGCCGATACTGCTTTTAATGTAGCTCTCAACAATCTCGATCAAGTTGGCAATTACGGTATCGACTTCGACTGGGATGCACCGGACCCAATACCGTCTGGAAACTTTGGATTGTCTGGGTTGAATCCAGTTGTGCCGACTGAGCCGACCATAAATCAAGTTTCTGTCGATGTGGCAACCTTCACGGAAGATGTTCCAACCATGAAGGAACTGACCTATACCGATCTCACTCCGCCGCCACTCAATTTCAACTGGCAACCAGGGACGCACAACGAAGATCTGCAACGCCCTTTAAAGGCCAAGATCATTGACGGAATCCTGAACGGTGGCACTGGCATCTTGCCAGAAGTTGAACAGGCCATCTATGACCGCGATGTTCTCCGGGTGAACCTGGACGCACAGAATGAAGAATTGCTTGCCTTGAGCGACATGTCGAGCCGTGGGGCGAGAATCCCACAAGGCGCACTCATTGCCAGGGTGGACGCAGCGAGACTGAAAAACGGCATGAGGCGCGATGATGCAAGTCGGGATGTAATGATTCAGTCAACCAACCTGGCTGATTCTTATGGTCGTTTTATCATCGAGAAAGGCATTGCCCTTGAAAATGAGTTGATTAACCTCTTTGGCGGAATCGAAGGGCGAAGGCTGGACGCTTCAAAATTCACAGTCTCCAACTTGATCGAAGAGTTCAGGATTCGTGTTGAAGGTGGAACGGCAAGGCTGAACGCTGACACTGAGTGGAATAAACAGTTGATGTCGGTTTTCCATGAGCGAATCGAACTGTTCAAGGCTCAGTTGCAGGCGAACGAAACCGACGCAGAGGTGCAAGCCAAGATCGAAGGGCTGAAATTAGCAATCTTTGACGGAAATGTGAAGAAATTCACCGCTATCGTCGATGCCATAGCCGAAGCATACAAGTCCGATGTATCCCGCGACGTAGCCAACTCGGAAATCAGTTTGCGGCACGGCGACATGCTTGCAAGAATCGCCACTGCACAGGCAGAAATCAACGGGGAACTGATCAAGGCAAGAAGCCTTGTTGCGGCACAACTTGCTTCCGCTGCTCTTGGAAGTGTTTCTGCTGGCGCAAATGTCGGGTTCTCTGGGAGTTCCGGGGAATCTAACAGTGCAAGTGATAATTACAGTACACAGGTAAGCGATTCAAGAAGTACGACAACAAGCACTACAACCCGCAACTGTTGCAATGGTGAATAATATGGTGAAACTGACCGACGAAGAGAAGAAAAAAAAAGATGAGGCTGGTAAACTCGGGATTCCTAGTGCTGCTGGAGTGGTTGCCGACACTGCAAATAATGCGGTTCGCGGGATAGATTCATTCGTTGCCGACAAAATGAATGCTCTTGCCTCCCCTCAGAGCCACATGGAAACCACACCCAGACGGCTGGGACCGGAGATCAACACCAATGGTTTCGAAGCCGGCAACAAGGGCATTGGTGGTGGTGTTCTGAATCGTGCCGGAAATGCCCTGTCGTCTGTCGCGAATAGCGCCAGCGATATGGTCA